GATTGCGTATGTCGATTAAGATAGAGATGAAGACAGTTTTGCCTTATGTTGTGCTGATTGCAACAGTCGGCATGACATGGGGTATGTGGTCCGAACGCCTAAATGCAGTAGAAAAAAAGGCTGACAGTGTTGCACAAATGCAACAAGACATAGCAATAATTAAATCTAAAATACTTGATATGGATGATAGAGTTGCATGGATAGAAGAGTTTCTTATTAAAACATCTGATTACTAATGGCAATATCAAGATCACAAATGAGACAACAGGTATCTAAACCTGGTGCTAAGAAAACAATAAAAAAAGTTATAAAAGGTTTAAAAAAAGGATCAAAGCTTCACGCAAAACAAGCAAAAAAATTACAAGGAATTGTTAATGGCAGACCCAAAAGTAGGAACAGGTAAAAAACCCAAAGGTTCCGGAAGGAGATTATACACAGATGAAAATCCTAAAGATACTGTCCGTATTAAATTTGCTACGCCCGCAGATGCGAAAAAAACGGTCGCAAAGGTTAAAAGAATTAAAAAGCCGTTTGCTAGGAAAATCCAAATCCTCACGGTAGGTGAACAAAGAGCAAAGGTCATGGGTAAAACACAAGTTGCTAATATATTCAAAAAAGGTAAGATGAGTATCAGGAGAACTAGAACATGACTAAATTATGTCCAAGAGGTAAGGCAGCAGCTAAGCGTAAATTTAAGGTATACCCTAGCGCATATGCAAATGCTTACGCTTCAAAAATCTGTGCAGGCAAAATAAAAGACCCAAGCGGCGTAAAACGTAAAGATTTTAAAGGGCCTAAAAAAGCCATGGGAGGTTCTATTTCTCAACAAAGAAAAGCTGTATCAGCGCAGCGCATGGCAAATGGTGGATCGATTGTTGCAGCAGGTTGTGGCATGGTTGATCCGTCAAGACGAAAGCAAACTAAACTTTTCGTTTAAGGAGGTAATCATGCTAGATTCAATCAAAAGTAAATGGAACGCTCTAAACAAGAAAGGTAAGATGATTGTCGTTGTTGTTGGAGTTGTTGCAATATACGCAATATCACAGATAGTATAAAATGTCTGGCCACAAAGGATTAGCGAAGTGGTTCAAACAGGATTGGAGAGATATAGGCTCTCGCAAGAAAGATGGCAGCTTCGCTAAATGTGGTAGATCAAAATTAAAAGCAGACCGAAAACGAAAGTACCCTAAATGTGTCCCCGCTGCAAAAGCAGCGGCAATGTCTAAGGGACAAATTAAATCAGCAGTATCTAGAAAAAGAGCAGTAGCTCAAGGAGTTGGTGGAAAGCCAACTAACGTCAAAACCATTGTCAAGAAAAAAACACGCAGAAAAAATAAAGGTTGATGTTATAAATTGGTCTAAGCATGTCTTAGAGCCGATGAATAAACATCTCGGTTTTCCAGCATGTCCCTTTGCAGCAAAATGGCGAAAAGATGGTAAACTTAGAATTGAGGTTAGACCTGACAAAACGAAATACGAAAAACACCTTACTTCGTTACTTAAAGACTGGAATAAAAAACATCACGACATTCTTATATTTTGTGATCCTTATTTTGATCAATATGATGAAGAACAGTTTCAAGAAAAAATAGACTTTTACAATAAAACTTATAATAAACGTGACGTATATTTTATGGGGTTCCACCCTAATAATCCTGCTACCGTTGAGGAACAAGAGTTTTTAGTAAATCCTACTGATGACAATAATTATCAAACAGATTTAGCATACTCAATGATGCTTATTCAAAAGTTTAAACAGCTCTATGATGCAAGTTGCAAACTACATAAGATAGGTTATTATAAAAAATGGCCAGCCGAGTATTACGAAGAAGTAGTAAAAACAAGGCAATTAGAGTACGAAAGACTATTTAAAAAGGAGAAAACATCATGATGAAAAAAAAGAATGTCGTTAAAAGAATGGGCGGCGGACCTATGAAAAAGCAGGTCGTAAAAAAACGTGGTGGCGGTATGTTGAAAAAACGTGGCGGTGGCATGATTAAAAAGATGCGTGGTGGCGGTGGCGTAGGCAACCCTGCTAAGCAAAGAAAAGGTAAAGCATAATAATGGCTACCTCGAATACCACTACATTTAATCTCAGCTTCGATAGTATTATTGAACGTGCTTATGCCCGTTGCGGTAAATCTATGAGAACTGGTTACGAGATGAGAGCAGCAAGAGATAACCTTAACTTACTGTTTTCTGAGTGGGGTAATCGGGGTATTCATTTATGGAAAGTAAAAAATCATACACAAAATCTTACGGCAGGCACTACTACATATACTGCACCGTCTGATGCATCAGATGTTTTAGAATTAGTTTTTAGAAAAATTAGCGGTAATACAACCACAGACACAAGTATGACAAAAATATCAAGATCAGAGTATGAAAATGTACCAAACAAATTCTCAGAAGGACAACCTAGTCAATACTTTGTGCAAAGAAATTTATCAAATGTTGAAATAAATCTTTATCAGACACCTAATGAAACAGACACACAAATAAATTATTTTTATGTAGGTAGAATAGAAGATGTAGGCGCATATACAAATGAGCCTGACGCACCTTTTAGATTTTTACCATGCACCGTAGCAGGTTTAGCATACTATCTAGGACAAGAGATAGCACCAGAAAGATCACAAGAATTAGAAAGAAGATATGAGGCAGAATTACAAAGAGCGTTGACTGAAGATAGTCAATCTACTTCTGTAAATATCGTTCCTAGAAGTTTTTACGTGGGGTAATAAATGACCTTTGCAAATGGTAATCGTGCTATAGCTTTATGTGATAGATGTGGTCAACAATATAAATACTTACAACTTAGGCAAGAATGGAATGGACTCTTTACCTGTCCTGACTGTTTTGAACCCAAACATCCACAATTAGATCCAGGTCATCATCCAGCAGATGCAATAGCATTGAAAGATCCTAGACCTGCAAGACAAGAGCCAGTAACAGTTTTTGTTGGTGCACCAGGTGATTCATTTTTTGAGTCAGATGGAATGAAACCTGCCACTCAAAGCGGAGAGTTGCTTATTGGGTCAAGTATTGGTACAGTAAGCGTGGTAATATCATGAATTATTCTGAACTTTTAGATAATGTTAGAAATTATACAGAGGTCACATCTGATGTATTATCTAACTCTGTAGTTAATGTTTTTATTACAAATATAGAGAATCAGATAGATAGACTTTTAGATTCAGATTCGCAAAGAAGATATGCTACATCAGCATTTATAGCTAATAATTCCTTTCTAGATGTATCAGGCCCTGAGGGCGGTTTTAGATTTGCAAGAGGTTTACAATTGCATAAATCAGACGGTACAATAGAGTGGTTAGAGCAAGTGGACACAACATTCATTGATGAATTTGCAGTTCAAAGATCAACATCAAATACAAGTTTTAATGGTGAACCTAAGTATTGGGCTAATTGGGACTCTAATACATTAATAGTGGCACCCACTCCAAATGCAGCTTATACAGTTGAGCTATGGTACTCTGAGACTCCAGAGAGATTAGGTAATGGTTCAGGTTCAACATCTACGACAACTTTTGTTTCTAACAACGCACCAGAAGTTTTGCTTTACGGTGTAGTGTCAGAAGCGTATTCATACTTGAAAAATACACAAGATATGCAATTATACACACAGAAGTTCCAAACAGCTCTTCAGGCTTTTGCTAATGAGCAAATGGGACGTAAACGAAGAGATGAGTACACTGATGGCGTGCTTAGAGTACCATTACCATCAGCAGACCCAAAAGCCTAAGGAGGGCATAAAATATGGCAATAAACCAAGCAGTCTGTGCTTCCTTTAAACAGGAGTTGCTAGCGGGGGATCATGATATTGATAATGATACAATAAATCTTGCTCTCTACACAAGCTCTGCAACATTAAACGGAAACACTACAGCGTTTTCAGCTACTAATGAAGTTGGAAACTCAGGAACCTATACTAGTGGTGGGGCAACTTTAACAAGTGCAACCATTGGCTTAACCAAAACAAGCGCAACAGCATCAACAGCATTTGTTGATTTTGCAAACGTAAGTTTTACTTCAGCAACAATTTCTGCTCAAGCAGCTTTGATTTATAATAGATCATCAAGTAATACAAATGCAGCTATTGCAGTTTTAGATTTTGGTAGTGTAAAGACATCAACAAACGGTACATTCACAATCGCATTCCCAACTAATGATGCTTCAAGTGCTATATTAAGACTATCTTAATATAGGAGGTCATTACCATGGCAGATGCTTGGAATGAGGGCACGTGGGGACAAGGATTTTGGGGGCAACAGAGCTCTGTCACTGTAACCCTTACAGGTGTTTCGTCAACAACAGCGTTAGGCACAGCGTCAGCAATTGCTGATGTTTCTGTACCGCCTTCTCCAGTCACACTTACATCTACTTTAGGCAGTCCTACAGCTGAACCAGAACACGTAATATCACCTACTGGTGTATCATTTGAAACACAATTATCTGGTGCGTTAGCTATTGAAGAGGGAGCAGGAGTCGTTTTAGGAAGCTTATCTGTATCTTTTGCCGTTGGTGATGAAGCAGGTTCAGGAACAGTTGATGCAGGTTGGGGCAGAGGGTCGTGGGGATCTTTTGCTTGGAATGAAAATATAGAATTTATTACTAACGTAAGTGGACTTTCAATGTCCACATCATTAGGCACAACAACTCAATCAGTTGGCACCGGTGTAATAGTCTCTGTGACTGGTCTATCTATGACCTCGGCAGCCGGTACGTTGGAGGTTTCAGAGGCAACTGCTTTAGTAAATCCGACTGCTTTGACGATGGGAGCAGCTTTATCAGGTGCTTCTGGAATAACAGGTGAAGGTAATATAGATGTCATAGCCCCTTCTGATCAGTTAGATTTTGCAATAGGAACACCTGTAATAGATATCTTTACGCAAGTAGATCCCGTTAGTGTTTCTGCAACAACATCGCTTGGAACCGCCGTAGCAGAGGCAGATGCCTTAGTAACTCTTGGTAGTTTATCTAGCAGCTTTACGTTAGGAACTGAGACTGTTGAAGTGGGAACTGGTGTTATTGTAAGTGTTTCCACCGTAGCGTTAACATTTGCTGAAGGCACAGAAACAGCTACAGGCACAGCAGTGGTTGATATTACTGGACTAAGCATGTCCATAGACGTAAGCGATACATTCAGTACACCTTGGGCAAATGTCGTAACAGGAGCAAGTAACACTTGGACAGAGGTTAATGCAGCATAAAAAGTGTTGCTAGAATAACAAAAAAAGATATATTTTAGAGAGGTATAAACATGGCAAGTACATTTACATCTAGATTCAAACTCGAAAAAATGGAAACTGGCGCAAACGCCAATACCTGGGGTAATAGAACTAACAATAATTTAGACGTAGTTGACGCTTTCGGTGGCGGATACATTGCAAAATCTGTTGCAGGTTCTGCTGATGTTACATTAACTACAGGTGATGCAGACGCTACTACAGAGTCAGCAAACAAAGTAATTGAGTTAACTGGTGCGCTTACAGGTGACATAAAAGTGTTAGTGCCTGCCGTTGAAGGTGAATATGTTTTCTTTAATAACACAACAGGTTCACAAACTTTAACCATCGCTGCTACAGGCCATACAGCAAACGGTATTGAGATAGCACAAGGTGCATACTCACATGTTTATAATGACGGTTCTGCTAATTTTAAAATGTTTAATGCAGTTGACAAATTAGGTGCAACAACTTTTAAAGGAGATGTTACAGGCGGGGGTGGCAACATTATTTTAAGAACCAATGGTGCTGTTTCTGCTACAACTTATACAGGTGACGGATCAAACTTAACTGGTGTAGAACCTTTTCCTTCAGGCACTAAACAAGTTTTCTTTCAGGCTTCCGCACCAACAGGTTGGACTCAAGACACAGCTTCAGGTTTAGCTAACGCAGCTATGCGTGTTGTAGTTGGAACTGGTGGAGGCACAGGTGGTAGTGATACTTTCCAAACAACATTTGCCTCTTCAAGATCAACAGAGACAAAAGATTTACCAGTCGCAGGTTCAGTGTCTCTTTCTGGTACTGTTGGTGGTAAAACATTATCTACACCTGAGATACCATCTCACAATCACCCATTTACTGTTTTCAATCAAACAAATGAAAACATTCAAGGCAAGGGTGCAACAGGCGGTAACTACTCAGGAACCGTATCACCAGTTCAGCCTCAACTGGGAAATACAGGCGGTGGCGGTAGTCACACTCACCCATTTAGTGGTACAGGATCTTTATCAAGTGCATCAGCACCAAGTGCTTCATTTTCAATGCCGAACATGGATTTAAAATTCGCTAACGTAATCATAGCCGCTAAAGACTAGTGCCGATATTTGACCCAAATGGAACTTGTCCACTTCTAAAAAAGAAGTGCATTAAACATAAATGTATTTGGTATAACATGCTTCAAGGTAAGAATCCTATGACAGGAGCGGATGTGCATGAATGGGGATGCTCCATAGCATGGATTCCCTTACTTTTAGTTGAAAATTCAAGGTCAATCACAGGCGTGCAGGCAGCTACAGAATCATTTAGAAATGAAATGGTTGACTCTAATAAAGCCATGCAAGGTCTTTTATCTAAAACTGAAACAGCCTCTGATTTAATGCGAAATACCACCACTATATTTAATTTATTAAGTAAACAACAAAGGGCAGTAAGTGAGGGGGATAAAAGTCTTGAAGACAAAACTATTAGACAATTAAGTAATAATAATATAAAAATTAAAAAGAAGCCTAAAAAGGTGGTAACTAAAAAGGTGAAAAAAAATGGCAACAACAATAAATAACACCACAGTCAACACAAGAATGACTATAATTTTTGATGCAGGAGTTAATCCAAACTCTGAAAACGATGGTCCCGCTAGTGGGACAGGTAATACTGAGTCTGATGTCTATTTAGATAATTCAGTATTTCATAATATAAGATCTCACACAGAAGTATCTTCAGATATTCATGCCTTACAATGGGATGCAAACACCAATACCGGGCACATTGAGTATACCGACAATAGAGATAATGAGTCAATTTCCTCCGTTCCACAATGGGCGACTAATGTTGTTATAAGAGCAGAAGCTCAAAATATTTGGAATACAAATTACACTTCAACTTATACTTCTCACTCTGATGCGGGTGCAGAAGATGACTCTGCTGCGGTTACTGCAGCTACTACAGCAGCAAATACTGCTCGTGATAATTATCTCACAGGTCATAGCATCACCTTTTAAGTGAAAAATTATATTTTAGAGGCAAGAAAATTTATCAAGCCTAAAATTTGCGAAAAAATAATATCGTACTTTGGAGACGATTTTCAAGACGCTAAAACAACTGGTCATGGCAATAATAAAACAATTAGAAATTGTTTAGTAACACATCTTCATACTCCTAAGAGTTCTTCATTCGGTAAAAAAATCATAACAAATTACCTATACTCAAAAATATTTCAAATAGCAGACATGTATAACGAACAACACGATAATTATACTTGTCAGAAAGTAACTCAATTAGACTTATTAAAATATGAAAAAAACGAACACAAAGTTGGTTATAATTTTCATCACGATCAAGGACATAAGTGTGCAGAAAGATCTTTATCTGTATCTATATGTTTAAGTAACGATTACGAGGGGGGAGAGTTTGTATTTAATTTAGATGGAGAACATATTCAATACCCTCAAAATATTGGTGATGTAATCGCTTTTCCCTCTAACTTCATGTTTCCTCACCAGGTCAATCCAGTTAGTCGAGGGGTCAGGTTTGCAATAGTGAGTTGGTTAATATAATGAAACCTTTATTTATAAAAGAATTTGTGCCTAGACAAATATTTAATATTTTAAATAGTTACTCAATAATTAAATATTCTAATTTAAAAAATATAGAACCATGCTCTCAGTCAAACTCCTTAATTACACAATATGCAGATCCGTTAATGGAGACTTTAATGGACATGAGCACAGGCGTTATAGAGCAAAATGTTGGTAAAAAATTATTTCCAACATACTCTTTTTTTAGAATCTATGATAAAGGCTCAGACCTCCCCATACATGTTGACAGACCCTCTTGTGAATATACAGTTGCACTATGTTTAGGTTGCGAACCAGCAGATAAACCTTACAACATATATGTAGGAGAAGAAGATAAAAGTTCTGACTACAGATATTACGATCGAGAGAAAAAATTAGTTAATTTAAAAATTAATCATGCTTTTGAAATGTTGCCCAATAACGCTTTGATATTTCAAGGTATGGAAAATCTTCACTGGAGAGAGGAATGTCATCACGATCACTTTATAACAGTATTTTTACATTATGTAGATCAAGAGGGAAAATACTCTGAGCACAAGTATGATAAAAGAGATCAGTTAGGGTTAGATAAAATAAAGTGAATTTATTGTTAATGATCGGAGGCATAGGAGATAATTGTACTTTTACCTCTGCGATATCAAAATTAAATGAGCCTGTGTGTGTTATGACAGAGTGGCCAGACATATTTAATAATCATCCTAATGTTGCTGCGATATATAAGGGCAGTTTATTTAGACCACTAGCGGGTAACAATGAGAGTTTTTATAAATCTTTTAATAGAATTATTGTGTGTGATTCAATAAATAATGAAAAACATTTAAAGACTAATTCTCATCTATGTGAAATAGCACATGATTTTTTAGAAGTACCCTATGATAAAAATGAAACAGAGTATTATTTTAGTGAGAGAGAAAAAATTAAAGCAGAAAAGTTTATAGCTAAACATAATAATTTAGTTTTGTTACAATATTTTAGTACCACACATTACCCTGATCATAAGATTGTCAAAAGCATATACCCAACTCAAGCACAACAAATAGTTAATTTTTTAAAAAACGATTTTAATTGCTCTGTCTTAGAGGTAAGTGAAAAACCAAATTTATCAGGCACCGTTAATAGTGATTATTCTGCTAATCCTTTGATACCCTATCGAGATATACTGTGTCTCTTACAATATTCTAAGTTTTTCATTAGTATTGATTCTTGTTTAAATCATTTTTCATCTAATAAATTTAACCAAAAAAAAGGAATAGTTTTTTGGGGGTCAACAAATGTGGATAAGTATGGATATAATCATAATTTTAATTATATTAGTGAATTACCTTATGCTATGTATTTTAATGGAGATAAAATTGAGAAAGCGATATTGGAGCTTATGAAATGATAAAACGAGAAGAAATCAAAGATCAAAATTTTAAAGTATTTTTAGGTATGCCTATGTATGGAGGTATGTTGTCAGAGTCCACCTTACATGGTCTTTTAGAACTTCAACAGTGGTCACAGGCACATAATGTTGGTTTAAGAATACAAACAATGGGTAATGAAAGTTTAATAACTAGAGCCCGCAATACAATTGTGTCAATGATGATGGACGATAAAGAATTCATAGCTACACATTTATTATTTATAGATGCAGACATAGGATTTACATCCTTTAACATAGAAAGATTACTCTGTGCTGATAAGGACATTGCATGTGGTATATATCCAAGAAAGCACATTTATTTTCATAAAATTAAACAAGCGATTCAAGATAACCCAAATGCCGGAGAGGACGAACTAGAGGCAAAATCATTAGGTTATAATGTAAACTTTGATGACCCTAGTAATTTAACTCATGAAAATGGTTTTTCTAAAGTTAATGAAGCGGCGACAGGCATGATGCTGGTCAAACGAAAAGTGTTTAGAGCGATGTTTAAAAAGTTTCCTGAGAGGAAATATGAGTCAGATCAAATAGTAAATGGAGGTCCTTATAAATCAGATAATTGTTATGATTTATTTGCAGTTGGTCCTTATAAAACTCTTGATCAAATAAGATATTTGTCAGAGGATTATTATTTTTCAAGACTATGGACAGAAGAATGTGGTGGTGAGATTTGGGCAGATTTATCTATGCCACTAACTCATTTTGGTAACAGACCGTTTAAAGGTCACGTTGGATCTTTAATTGCAAAAAAAGAATGAACATTAATCTTAATAAAACTAGTTGGTATCCTGTAGATGTTTTTGATTGTAATATAGATACTAGTTTCTGTGATAGAGTAATTAAGTTTGTTGAGGAGGAAAAACATAACTGGGAAAAAGATTTAGATTATGTAAAAGCAACGACAACTGGCTATGATGGAATTAGATATCCAATTATTAAAGAGATTAGCGAATTTATATGTTCTAAAATTCTACCAGTGATAGGTCAAAGCAACAATTGGAAGTATAATAATTGGTGGACTAAAAGCGCATGGATAAACTTTTATCAAAAGGGAGACGCTGCAGTCCCTCATTGTCATTACTTAGATCACTATAGCGCCGTGCTAATAATAAAACCTGCTGAGGGTAATTTAGTTTTTGTAGATCCACGAAAAATGCTGTCTATGGATCCTAAGTTTGTTCAACACTATGAGCAAAGAATAAATGAAGAGGCAGGTAAATTAATACTTTTTCCTAATTACTTAATGCATTATGTAACTCCATGTGAGAGTGAGAGAATAACAGTAGCATTTAATTTTCAAAACGATTTTAGAATACATAATGATACACAAAAAACCATAGATGAAGCTAGTGAAAAATTTATGAAACACTATGAAAAATGATTTATGTAGAAGATAATCTTTTTGAGGACATTAATGTTTTTTTTGATTTGCTTGGCAATGTGGATTTAAAATCAAAAAAACCAGAGGAGAGTTGGCAGGGCTATCGATCTCAAAACCTAAATTTAGTTAATGAAAAAGCATTTAATTTTGCTTTGCATACAATGATAGAAAAATTTCCACCTCTACAAAATGTAAACTTTAGCGCTGACATGGCGGTTCATTTACGTGCGGATGACTTTATAAACCCTCACACAGACCCCTCTGATTACAATTGTCTTGTTTATCTAAAAGGGGAAGTAAGTCAATTCAACGGCACTGGATTCTACACAGAGGTGGGAGATCAACATGTTCTAAACGCAACCGTTGGTTTTCAACCTAATAGAGCAATATTATTCAAAGGTTCTCACAGACACGCCTGTTTGAACGGGTTACAAGCAAACGCTCCAATAGACACAAATAGGTATACTTTAAATACCTTTTTCTATTTTGAAAAAAAACACCATGAGAAGTGAAATACCTTTACTTACACTATCTTTTATTGAATGGTTAGAAAAGCAAGATACAAAAACCAAAACATTACTTGAAATTGGTTCAGGTAAGTCAACACTTTATTTTAGTCAAAAATTTGCACAGGTTAAATCATTTGAGGACGATGTAAATTGGTTGCCTGCTAATATTCATAATGTAAAACTATATCAATTAAACTTATCCTTTTATCTGCAACATCCAAATATTACTGATGACGTGCAATATGTCTTAATAGATAATAATCCTCAGAATATAAGCCGACTTACCATAGCTAAAATTTTGACAGAAAAACTTAATTATAAGGGTACTTTGATTTTGGACAACTCTAACTGGAATCATGAGGCTTACTTCTATTTAAGAAAATTTTATAGTTTTTATAAGGATTTTGGTTGGTTCAACTATGCAGGAGAGGAAACAATAACTTCAGTTTTTTACTAAATATAGTATATTATTTCAATGCCCCTAGTAAATTTTAGACCAGCACCAGGTATTAACAAGGAAGTCACCGACTATACAGGCCAAGGTAAATGGACTGATGGTGATATGGTGCGTTTTTTTCAGGGTTCAGCACAAAAGATTAAGGGATGGCAAAGATTTTTTAGCACAACTTTAGTTGGAGTGGTCAGAGATCAGCACGCATGGGTAGCGCTCGATGGCACAAGATATGATGCTTTTGGCACAGATAGAAAACTTTACGTTTTTGAAGAGGGTGTTGCTTACGACATCACACCTATTAGAGAAACACAGGCTTTAACAAACCCTTTTACTACAAATGCTACAACATCTGTGGTTGTGACAGATACCGGGCATGGTGCTGCACAAGGTGATTTTGTTACCTTTGATTCTTTTTCCACCATAGACGGTTTAGATATGAATAAGGAGTTTGAGATAACTTCTGTTGCGAACAATAATGCTTATGTTGTGACTGCTGGGTCGGCCGCATCAGGATCTACATCAGGTGGTGGAGGATCAGGTAATGCTAAATATCAAATCAGCATTGGGCCGGAGTTATCTACCTCAGCTTTTGGATGGGGGACAGACACCTGGGGTTCAGGAACATGGGGCACAGCCTCAAGTAGCTCTAACGTGACTCTTGAAGCAAGGCAATGGTCCTTAGATAACTTTGGACAAATTTTAATAGCAACTGTATTAAATGGTGGAGCCTTCGAGTGGGATCCAGACGATGGTCCAACCACAAGGGCTGTTGCTATAACTAACGCTCCTACAAAATCAAGATTAGGTTTGGTATCTACACCTGATAGACACGTTTTATTTATGGGCACTCAACCCACAATTGGTGGCACTAATGCTCAGGATGATTTGTTAATTAGGTTTTCAAATCAAGAAGATAGAAACACGTATCAGCCAACCGCAGAAAACACTGCAGGTTCACTACGTATTGCTGACGGATCACGAATCGTGGCCGCAGAGCGATCAAGAGGTCAGATATTAGTATGGACAGACACATCTCTACATAGTTTACAATTCATAGGACCACCTTTTACTTTTGGTTTAAGACAATTGGGTCAAAACTGTGGGATCATAGGAAGTCATGCGGGTGTAGATATAAATGGTGTATCGTATTGGATGTCTCAGGATTCTTTTTTCTTATTCGATGGTACTGTAAAAAAACTACCTTGCACCGTAGAGCAGTTTGTTTTTAATAATATAAATATAACAGGTTCAGAAAATGCTTTTGCTGGTCATAATGGTGAGTTTAATGAAATTATGTGGTTCTATCCTAGAACAGGATCAGATCAAATCAACGCCATAGTTGCTTACAACTATTTAGAACAAACATGGTGGACTGGCACTTTAGCTAGAACTACATGGATAGATAAAGAGGTGTTTGACAACCCCATTGCTACAGAATATAGCGCAACAGCCACTGCAAACAATGAAGTCATAAGTGGACTTACAAACGGAGCTTCATCGGTTTTCTTGCATGAGATTGGTAACAACGGAGATGGTGATGCCATCACGGCGTTTGTTAAGTCAGGTGTCGTACAGATAGGAGAGGGTAATGAGTTTTCTTTTGTGTCTAAACTAATACCTGACATAGAGGATCAAGAGGGCACACTAAATGCTAAATTAGAATTTAAAAATTATCCGAACAACAGTACGAGTGTAACAAAAACAGTTTCGTTTCAAGATAATACAGACTTTGTAAGCCTTCGTGGCAGGGGTCGAGAGTTTACTGTGAATGTAGTTTCTAATACAACAGGAACAGCATGGAGATTGGGCACACAGAGATTTGATATTCAACCAGATGGTAGAAGATAATGGCTAAATTAAGTTTAACAAGATTTCCTGATCCAAGAGATGATTATCAAAGAGAGCAACAGGCAGAATTAATTAGACAATTAGAAGAATTGGTTCAACAATTAAACACACAATATACTCAGGACACACAAGAGGAGTCAACTCGCCGAAGTTGGTTTTTTGCTAATGGCTGATGTTTTTAAAAGATTTATCACTAATGTAACTACAACAGATTTGACAACTGTATTTACTGTTCCTACTGCAAATGTTGCTGCAGTGCCACCAGTTCCAGTTTCAACTTTTATTGTCAAAACGATTAATACTCATAATTATGACGGGTCAGCGGCTGTGACTGTAAATGTTGATCACAATGATGGTAGTGCAGACTTTCAAATATTTCAAGTCGATGTAGCGGCTTCAAACACAAACACCATAAGCACGAGCATGGTTTATCAGGAGGGTGACGCAATGAAAGTACAGGCAAACGCTGCTTCAAGAGCTATGATTGAAGTTTCGGTATTGGAGGTAAAACAACAACAATAATGTATTTAATAGCTAACGTACCACAAGAGATTACAAATAAAATTGATGAAGTCATAAAAGGCAAAAATTTACAACCTGCTAATATGGATTTAGCAGGGAATATTAAAAATGAGTTTTTAATACCAGAAGGTAAAGAACACGTTTATCCAATAATTTTTGCATTAATTAATGAGCATAAAAAAAAGTACCCACAGTATTTTAAGAAAATATGCGGCTATATGAACAAAAAAGAGATAGACCTTAAATTACATTCTTTATGGGTTAATTTTCAAAAAAAACATGAGTTCAACCCAGTGCACGTACATGAGGGTTTGTTTAGTTTTGTTTTTTGGCACAAGATTCCTTATAAAATGGAAGATGAAATTGCTCGATATCCAAACATGCAAGCAGATCAAGTAAAAGCAGGTCAGTTTGCTTTTTTGCAAACAAATGAAATGGGTAGAATACAGTCAATAGACTTGCCTGTAGATAATACTTGGGAAGGTAAAGTGGCTCTTTTTCCAGCAGATTTAAATCATGTTGTTTATCCTTTTTTTACATCAGATGATGTGAGAATTACAATCTCAGGCAATGTTGGTTTCCCGACATAAACCTATTGATTTCATTCCTTTTCGACTATAAAACTATAGTATGGCAAAGATTGTAGACGAACCTGTACTCCTACGTCATGACATAATCGATGGGAAAAAAGTCCCAGTATATAGTGCAAAAGTAGAGACTACGGTGACCAATACTAAAACAGGACATGAATACAGTAGCCACGAAGAAGTGGATGCTGACATCGCCAACCCTGCAACAGAAACTAAAGAAGAAGATATACGTAGAGATGTGCATGTGATTGCACCAAATTTATTTAGTGGAGCAGCTACTGGGGATGAATAATGTTCAAAAATATATTTAAGGCAGCTAAAAATCTAGTTAGAAGTCCTGTGGGACAGATCGGATTAGGTATTTTAGCTCCTCAACTAGCAGGTGCAAGTGGCCTATTAGGTGGTATTGGAAGTTTTGCAGCAAAGAACCCAGCTCTATTTCAGGCAGGATTAGGATTATTAGGTGGTGCAAAACCACAAGACGTTTTACGAAATGTAGCTTTAGGTGCAGCCACTGCTGGCGCTATGAATCCTAGAGGTGGAGTGAGTGAGTTTTTTGGTATGCAACCTCAAGTTGCACAAACCACAGCAGCACAAAATTTAAATAGACCAGGATTTGTAGGTCAATCAGGTGGAGGAACTTTTAGCTTATCTGCAGCTCCAACTGAAAAACAAAATTTATTACAATTTTTTGACGAGAATGTAGAGGGTATAGTGCCTTCTCAGTCTTCTATGATAGTGCCTTCAACACCAACACCTAATTTAGGAGCAAGTGATTTTAGTATTACAAATGCTAACGATTTAGTGCAAGGAGCAGCACAAGGTAAAGAAAGTTTTTTAGTTAGAATGGGTTTGGTTAATCCTAATGAAACAGACTTTTTTAAAAGATATAGTTCGTTAATTAAATTAGGCACTGTAGGTGCATCTGTCGCTGCAGCCGCTTTAGGAGAGGATCAAGCAGCAATGCTATATGACCCTGAAAAAAATCCATACCTTACAGGTCAAGTAAAAATTCAAGATGCATACACTCCTGCAGGATTTAATCAAGGTGGAGGTATAAGTGACTTTCCAGAAAAAGATGGTATGATCAATGGACCGGGTGACGGTCAGTCAGATGATATACCTGCAATGTTATCAGACGGAGAGTTTGTTATGACAAAACAAGCTGTAATGGCAGCAGGTAACGGTGACAGAAATAAAGGCACAAAAGCTATGTATAATATTATGAACAGTTTAGAAGATAAAGCAGAGTCTATGGGAATAGGAAGAATGTAATGGCAACTTTTGAAGAAATTTTAGCACAATCTTATGGTAATCTTGTTAAAGCAGGTGAGGCACTAACAAGCCCTGAAAGAATTAAACAGTTTCCTGTACCTGTAGCACAAGTAGCAAATGTATCTCCAGCAGTAGGACAGGCAACACAATTAGTATCAAATGCAGCAGCTACTATGCCTGATTTTTTTGGTCAAGGTGTCGGTGCCTTAGGTCAAGCAGGTGCATCAGTAGCTAATGCAGCGACAACAACTGCTGGAACCATGGGTCAATTCGATCCTGAATCATACAAAGCATTTATGAATCCTTTTCAAAAAGAAGTTATTGATAATTTTACAAAAGAAATGCAAAGACAGTTTAACATATCAAGACAAGGTAGAGCTGCACAAGCCATTGATGCCGGAGCTTTTGGCGGTGAACGTGAGGGTGTATTAGAAGCAGAAGCACTTAGAGGTTTTCAAGATAGGCTTGGTAGCGGCATCGCAAACCTTCTTGCAGGTGGCTTTGATAGAGCACAAACACAAGCACAAAAAGCTTTTGAAGATCAAAGAACTGCACAACAAAACGCAGCTAGATTGCAATTGGCTGGAGCTGAGCAACAAAGAGGCATTGGACAATTATTTGGACAGTTTGGTGCAAATCAACCAACTGCGAT